GGAGCGATGTGGTATAACCGCTATGGATATAGAGATTGTTGGCCTGGAGATAAAATTACTCATGCTGGACGACGATACCCCGTCCCTGGGTATTACTTTGAGCTACTTAGAAGAGCTGATCCAGGAGCTGCTGAAAAAATCTCTGAAAAAAGATGCTTGACAGCAAGGCAGAATGCCGATGATAATACACAGCAACGTTTGGCCGTTCGAAAGGCCGTATTTGTTAACCGAGTAAGCAGCAAATTGCAAAGGAGCTATGAGAATGAAAATTGAATTATTTGCGGTCAAAGATCGCAAGGCGAATCTGTATGGCCAAATCATGATGGCCATTAACCCGCTCGTTATGGTCCGTGACATTCGGAGCAAAGCCAGTGACGAGAACCATCCCTGGCGTAAGTTTCCGGAGGATTATGAACTATATCGTGTTGGCACATTTTGGGTCGACACAGGCGTAGTATCTGGACGTGATGTCCAGGGTGCTGAGCCGATCATGTCTATGTTAGACGTTCTCTCCGAGGGTGAATAAAGTGAAACTGACTGAGAATTAAGGGCCGAAAGGCCCTTTTTTATTGCCATGTTCCCAAAGTTTAGATTGTTGATCGAAATTGTCGTTAAACTACTTATTGAAAGGAGACGTGTAAATGTTACTGAAAGAACTAAGACCAGACGGATCGCTCCGGGTAAGCAAGGAACACCAGGGCGAAACAATGACGGAACAGAATCACCGTCCGTTGATGGATGTCAACGCGATCGTTGCCAGGGCACGCAAGGGCATAATGCCTGAGATACGTGCTCAAGAACCCGTGTATGGTAACTTCGATTCGGGTGAAGACTTCTTCAGTGCTCAATGCAAGGTTGCCCAAGCCCGTCAGGAGTTCTCAATGCTCCCGGCCAACATCAAGAAACGGTTCAGGCAGGACGTAGGCGAGTTGATCGACTTCCTGGATGATCCAGAGAACCGGGATGAGGCTATCTCTCTGGGGCTCATTGATATTGATAGCCCCGGGGTGCCTGCGGCAACAGAATCGCGGCCAGATGGCCCCGTAGAGCCTCCAGCTGAGCCTGAGGCTGCGTAATACAGTACACTCACTAGATGTGTACTGTATAGCTGACACCTGCTCTAACAAAAGAATGGAAAAGGATGTAACTCATGAGAAACAAAAGCATTATGAATCCAAAGTTCGGGAACCTGCCGGACGTGCGGGTTAACCGATCTATGTTCAACCGATCCCACGGTTGGAAAGGTACGTTTGACAGCGGTTACCTAATACCGATCTACGTAGACACCGCCCTTCCTGGCGATACTTTTTCTGCAGACTTGACGGCCGTTACTAGGCTGTTGAGTCCTTTAAAGCGTCCGATGATGGACAATATCTATATGGATTTCTTTTTTTTCAGTTGTCCGTACAGATTACTTTTTGATAATTTTAAGAAGATGATGGGTGAGCAAGTTGACCCCGGTGATTCCATCTCGTATACCTTGCCTCAGATGACTATACCTGGTGGCGGGATCACTGAAGCATCTATGGGACACTATTTTGGTTTGCCACTGGGCGTTGCAACTATGGCAAGTCCCAATTCCCTGCACTTTAGAATGTACAACAAGACATATAACGAATGGTTTCGTGATCAGAACGTTCAGGATTCTGTGACGGTCGACACAGGCGATGGCCCGGATACTTTGAGTAACTACGTTTTACTTAAGCGGGGTGTCAGATATAACTATTTTAATCAGATGATTCCAAGCCCGCAGAAGGGTGATGCTGTCGAGCTTCCTATCGGGTCGACGGCTCCCGTTATGGGTGATGGTAAAGTACCGAGGATGACGGACGGTACGGCTGAGTTTGGATGGTATACGACGGCCGCTGCAAGTGCAACTCATTGGTCGGACGCACATGATCAGGTTAGTGTTGGTGATATTGAGACGCCCTCGGGATACCCCGCAACTAATTACAAAGGTGTCGGTTTTTCCCAAACAAGTGGTCGTGGTGGTCTGGTGGCTGACCTAGCGGGTGCTACTGCTGCCACGATAAATGAGTGGCGTGAAGCCAATCAGTTGCAGGCTTATCTTGAGATTGATGCTGTTTCGGGTACAAGATATCCAGAATGGATTTATGGGCATTTTGGAGTTTCCTCACCCGACCAAAGGCAACAACGCGTCGAGTTTTTGGGCGGGGGTACTCTCCCTATTACGGTATCGACCGTTGAACAACAATCCGAGAGCGGCACGACTAAGCAAGGATTCTTGACCGGCCACGCCCACGGCCAACGTGGTGGAGTACGTTGGAGTGCCAGTTTTACGGAGCACACTTGCCTATTGGGTTTGGTAAACGTGAGATGCGATTTGACATACCAGCAACGGCTTGATCGTATGTGGACTGAGCAAACACGAGAAGATTTATACGTTCCCGTGCTAGCCCACCTGGGCGAACAAGTAGTCCTTACACAAGAGCTATTCTGCGATGGGTCTGGAACCGATGATGATGTTTTGGGGTACGTTCCTCGATGGGACCACCTTCGTAGCAAAGTCAGTATAGTGACCGGTGCCCTATCATCGTATGCGGCGACTCCTCTTGACATGTATCACTTGGCACAAGATTACGGCGTAACTGCCCCGGTACTGAATGACACTTATATGACAGACGATCCTCCCATAGCTCGTATACAGGCTGTTACGTCTGAGCCTGATTGGATCATGGATCTTAATATTGACCTAAAGTGCGTGCGGCCAATTCCGGTCCGAGCTATCCCAGGTATGGGCAAGCATTTCTAAGGAGCTGAGATGGCTATTGGATTAGGTGCAGCTATGTTAGGTTCTGCAGCCATTGGCGGCGGATCATCGTTCCTGGGCTCGATGTTTGGTCAGTCGAGTTCGGCTAAGCAGGCTAAGAAACAGATGGACTTTCAGCGGGAAATGTCTAATACGGCATATACTAGAGCCGTTGCCGATATGCGTAATGCAGGACTTAACCCTGTTCTCGCAGCAGGATCTCCGGCGTCTACTCCCTCCGGTGCGATGGGCCAGACGCCTGACTACGGCGGTAATATATCGCGCGCTGCTTCAGCGGGAGCAAATACTGCTATGCAGTATAAGTCTACTAAGGCTAATGTGGCAAAGGTGACGGCCGACGCAAAAGTGTCTGAAGCGGAGGCTGGTATCAATAAGGGAATGCTGGACTATTACAATTCTCTGCCGCCGAAGACTAAGAACGCACAAAGTGCGGCTATGTTAGCTAGGCGCAGTGGCATTAACCCAATTGGAGCGGCTGCGGCTGAAGTTGGAGCAAGTTCTGCTGTTGCGGCTAGGACGTCATGGGACAATTTCAAAAGAACATATGGTGGTTATGGTAAAGCCATTTGGAAGGATGTGAAGCGACGGTATGAGCAGCGGAGTATGACGCCTAAACAGAAAACATATGATAACACCGGTCGAATAAGGAGGTAATCAAACGGTGTGCCAAAAGGTATGTCACTACCTGAAATAATATGTCACTACCCCTAAATCGTTCAAAAAGTTTATTAGGTAGTATTGTAGGGGTAGCAAATGAAACCGCTTAGAATCGATGACAGGAGCTGGAAAAATGAGAGTAGGAAGACGAAGACGAGTTAACAAGCGTAGATCACGTTCAAGTTTCCGTAAATCGGCACGCAGATCTCACCCCAAAAACAGGCCCACACGTACACGCGGTGGCTATAGGCTTTAGTTCCTTTTTGTAGCTCGGCCTGGGTCTGTGCATAGGCCCGGGTCGAGTGTCACTACTACCTTGTGGTAGGTAGTGACTGAACAGCAATCTGTATAGATGTCGGAAGTGACAGTGACAAGGAAAGGAATATAATGCCATGCTTTCATCCGTTGCAAGCGTATGTGCTAGTCGGCAAGAAGTCAGAAACGGGCAGGAAAATCCTGCTGTGGTCGGAGAAGGCTGTGGGAAAGCGGCCCTATCTCAAGGTACCCATCAAATGCGGTCAGTGTGTCGGGTGTCGGGTCGCGAGGAGCCAGGAATGGGCCTTACGATGCGTTCACGAAGCAAGCACGTACGACGCAGAAAACTGTTACATTACACTAACCTACAACGAAGCTACACTGAATGGCAGACGGACGCTTCGTCGATCCGATTTCCAGAAATTCATGAAGCGGTTGCGGAAGTCTCACAGAGGTACTATACCCTTAAAGTCCGAAAGTGGAAAGTGGACCAAACCTATCCGCTATTTTCAATGCGGCGAATATGGCAAAGTGTGCGAGAGGTGTTCTCTATCCGAAATGTATTGTTTGTCAAAAGGATGCGGTAAGTTCATCCCAACATTCGGTCGGGCACACTATCATGCGTGTCTATTCAACTTCGATTTCAATGACAAATACCTGTGGCGAATGCACCGCGGAAACGCACTTTATAGATCCGAAATGTTAGAAAGGTTATGGAGTCATGAGATACAGCAAACAGAGGCAGACCGGTATGAGCCTGAGACCATCTTTAAACGTGCTGGAAAACTGTACGCAAAAAACGGATTTTGCACGGTGGGACGAGTGTCATTCGAGTCCGCAGCATACATTGCTAGATATTGCACGAAGAAGATCAACGGGCAAGCAGCTGATGAC